ACACCTCCGGGTTGAAACTCCCAGAAGCACCTAAGTCCTGGCCAATAAACCAACCTGCGACCCCCTCTCTAGAAGCCTGCCGCATCTTTTGAGGACCAGTGGCCACCGTTCCGCTTAAGTGAATTGGCAGAATAACACCAAAAGCTGCAGCACTTACAAGGCCCGCATCTCTAACTTCTTGCTCATATGTTTCGCCAAGCCAATAGCTCTTTGCTGTAGCGGATGGATAGAAAGTCCCGCCAGCTGTAGTTAACTGAGGATTTGTGTTAAAAGATTTTCGAATGAAAGTTTCAGCTGAATCATCAAATCCGAAAGTAACAGTACTAGAACCATTCAATGAACTTGATAAAATAACGGTCCAGTTGTAGCTCGAATCGTTGTTAATAAGCTGTCCAAAACCACTACCAGTAACAGAGCCGGCGCCGGCCCTACCAGCAAGAGCGCCACTTAATTGAACAGAAGCTGACGTATCCATGTACCAAATCGCCGCAAGAGAACCGGTGCCAATATTGCCGTCAGTGGACGCGTTGATGGTGGCGTCGGCCTCTGGGATCGTGCCACTCAAAGAAGAACTAGCAAATAGCCACAATCCAAATGCCCCGCCATTTTCGCCCAAAGATAGGGTAGTTGAACCGTTTTTAGTAGTGTTCCAGCCGGCAATACCACCGCTGGCACCGTTGGAATCTTGTTGGCCAAGAAGCCTTATATAAGTTATAGGCGCCACATTTGCTCTTAAGAATGCTTTTGCTGCATACGTACCATACATTGGAGATTGGTAGTTGCCGCCGCGATAGACATCGCCTCCACCGTTCCCAGGAACTGTATCCCCAAACATTGTAACGTAATCGGAGAACGATTCAACCTTTACAGGCTGCATCGCTAAGCCGCGAGTTGCGCGTCCAATAACAACTGGGCCGATCTCTTGGGCTGATTTTGGGATAAAAGAGTTATCAATTTCATTGATAAACACCCCCGGAGATACAAATTTAAAACTTTTAACTGACATGGTGTGGGTTCCTCATTAAAAAATCACATAAATGATAGTGCAATCATCAATTAAATAGTATTTTCAAAACCAAACGGCGCCTCTTTAAGGAAGAAAAAAGTTATCGCTGTTGTCAGGAACTATACTTTCTGAAGGAAACGTTATTTCTACGACGTTTTCGTCTACTCTGACAATGGGACGGTCATCGTTTTCTCCTTCTCCAATCAGATATCCTAATACTTTAATTGTGATCTCGGAATTAAACGTTCTTGATTCTTCAGCTAAATTGCCAACATTATTGTTGTGCGTAAAGCCCTGATCGATGAAAGCTTCGTATAAATGGCCATTTCTTCGCATTGTGAACGCGTTAATCTGGCCGGTGCGTGCAATAAAAGGTGCTATTAAATCATTCATTTGTTGTTGGTATTCTGTTTTAACAGAAATTTTATAGTCCACGTTAATATACACCGGAATTGGGATAGATAAACTTTGAATAACAACTTTTTTGTTAATTCTTGGGTAATATCTCTGTTCAGTTCCTGATGTAAAGTTTTCTCTACGTGTATTTCCCACCACCGCGAAATTTCGTGTTTTATCTTCTACAATTCTTTTAGCAATAACCCAACGACCAGATCTGCCATTTTTGTCCTTTGAGTAATAATGTGCTTGAAAAGAGCCTTTTCTAGCTGGATCTTTTGTAATGCCGGTCCTTTCAACCGAAATTAAAGGAAATTTTAAAGCGCCGGCGAGGTCTCTTAGGTCTTTATCGTGTTTGATTTGAAATGCTCTTTCGGGAACCTGCCACAAAACAGGTACCGTTTTATAGCCTTCATTAGTGAATGCCATCAATTTTAGATCTTCTTTTAGCCACGACATTATAGAATAATCTATCGTTTCAATAGTGGATTCCAATATGCCTACTTCCCGTAAATTATAATCACCCGGTGACAACATGGCAAAATCAAAGTTATTAGGTAGCATCAAATAGTCCCTTTCTCGCTCTCTTGCAAGTTGCTGTAATTTCAAAATCTTGGTTGGGTTGGCCAAACAATAGCTTTGGTTCGGCTGTTTTAACTAGTTCATAATAATGATCATTATACAAGACGAAGTCTCCTTCGCGCACAAATAAATTTTGATCTTCAGTTAATCTCCTTTTGTGAAAATGAACTGATATTTGCCAAATACGGTCAACGCCAACACCCTCTAAATAAGATGTTTCGTCCTGCATCCATTCGACCAACGCATAAACTCTAATAGGGGGTAAATAAGTTTTTTCAACAGCTTCGCCATACAACTCGTGAAAATTAGTCCTTTGTAGGTCAATAGCATAATAAAGAATTTGCTGTCCAATGACCTTTTCGATAAGCTCATCATTGACTTGTTTGACAAGATCCCTCTCTTTCTTGCCAAGAAAAAGCGGTGGTGGAGGCTGTGCTGGTCTTTCCCATTCATTAGACATAATCTATTTATCCTACAAATATTGGCAATGGTGAGTTTTTTAATGTGGCGGTGGCTGCATCCGAAATTTCGACATCGCGCTTAACAAGCTCAGTGTATTCCATCTCTTTGAGAATCTCCATTAATTTATCTCTCAGTGACGTTTGTTCTTCTTTTGCTTGCGATAACAATTCAGAATGATTTAATGTCACACTTTCGCCAGGAATTGGAATTGTTGTAAACTTACCTCTAATTTGCCCCAACATTTCTTTACATAAAGCAAGGGCATACTTTCGAATCCACTGTTTACCAATAGCGTTAATATTGGCATATGGTATGTTATCAAGAGGCATCGTATTAACACTATTAACCCCATTAATGCCAGTTTCGTAGCTATCATCATCAGTCCAAGCGTCGGTTTTAATATAAAATCTCACCCAAATCTTCTGGTTGTCTTTAAACGACCAGTCACTAGGAGTGGGATATAATCTAATCCTATTATTGATTAGTTCATAAGAGTAGTGAGATGTTCTAGTATAGATTGAATCTTCATACATAATAGCCTGCATTTTGTTTTGCCAAGTTGGAATAATCTCAAAAGTTGCATCATCTGCGAACTGGCCATATGTAGAATAATTCCCTACGACACCTACGCCTCCATAGTACCCATAGAAGCGCCACATTGCCCGTGGAGACTTATAAAAAACTTTGTTGATGTAAACCCTATTGGATCCAACTTTTCCAGAATACGGGACACTGTCGCCCTCTTCATTAACCCCAGAAGCTGATGAACTTGAAATGATATTCTGGATGTCATAATCTTGTACATTATCCACTGGCTTAAAAGAAGCAGAATATTGTCGAATTGTGCCACCAACGGAACCAAAGCCGGCTCGTTGACCCATACCATCGCCAACATTCATAGCATACGTAAATTGATATCTAGGAAATGTTAAGTTAACACCACTAGGGCCTGTTTTCTTATCGCCTTTGTGATCAAACGTACCGGTTGTAGCGCCAAGAACACTAGAAAGCGTGTTCTTGCCATGATGAAGATTGAAAATATATGAGTACTCTAAAACAGCTTCTTCATATGCTGCATAAACATTTGCTGGAGTAAGCTCAATATCTATTACATCCCCTCCCAATTTTTTATATACATAACTTACTTGGAGAGAGGCGCCACTTAAAAAGTCATTCGAACCAGTATAAACACCGAAAGGAACGGCAGCTGCCACCAAAGCAGTGCTCCCTGTGGATGTTAGTATCACAGCACTTGCAGTGGACTTAGGAGATAAATTTGTTGGCATCGTTAAGAATTCCTTAAATATTCATTAAATAAATAGTGTTTTATAAAACAAAACCCCCAGATATACTGAGGGCTTTACTTTCAAAACAAAATTTAACTACGTTGTTGCCTGAGAAGTCTTTTTAGTGGCCTTTTTTCTTGTAGGCCGCCTAGGCTTTTTAACTGTTTTTGGCTTTGGCAACGGTTTTGGCTTTATTTCAACTTTTTCCTCTTGTAAGACAACTTCTGGCTCTGGTTCGGGTATTACCACTTCCACCTCGGGCACTTCATCGCCATTTAAGTGCAGCATACGAGGGTGATTGGAGTGTTTAGCCCCAAACTTCGCCTTTGCAGATTTTAGTCTTCTTTTCTTTCCCATGGAAACTCCTTGTTATATAATAAATAGTATTATTTTTATAAAACGAAAATCTCAAAAATTTACTGGCGATATTTTTCAACAGATCAGCATTTTTAAGTTTTGGTCTTCAAAAGAAAACCTCACCCTTTGCGGGGTGGGGTTTAAAATATATACTAAATTTAAATATTAGTCGTCAGCGGTTGTTCCAGCAGCACCAACAAGATGCACAGTGCCGACAGCAGTGGCGATATGTCCGCTGAGATGCCAGTTGGTACCATCACACAGAACATGCAGGTGAAGCCCTTCCGCCGATTGAGCAACAGAACCATCAACAGTTATCGATGATATACCGCTAAATGCATCTACAGTACTATTAGCTGCCAATGTAATAATGCCGCCATAAATATCAGCAGCATCTTCGGCAGTCTGAAGGATGAAGTCAGCATCATCATCAGAAGCAACCGTAAAGCAAAAATCATAAAATACGCCTGCACTAGTGCTGGTTGCAGGAAGACTATATGTAAGATTGTTGTCCACTGTAGACATGTTTACCTGGAATAATATTCCAGATTCGGCGGCAGTAAGTGTTCTCGATGCAGCCGATGCATTAGTAACTGATTCTACTACGCGCTTATTCCCCTTGAACGTTGCACCGCCCCATGCAATCTCTCTTTTCAAATTCTCCATTAATGCCTCGATTCTCGCGAGACCTATTCTTTTCGTTCCCATAGTTAAAAACCCTCCTTTTATAATCATGTTCCTGTATCGACCTATTTCAACGATACTAGGAGGTAGCTCAAAGTCTACCCGATAACTTTGGTGTGAACTTTCGTTCGTCTATAAATAGTTTCACAAACATGAAAGCCCCCGTAAAAACGGGGGCTTTACATTTTATTTGGCTACTAGTGTTTAGCTAGTTGCGCCTGCCTCACCAGTGAGTCCTCGTACAATGACGAGTCCGTACATATCTGGACGAACCATCTTTTTACCATAACGAGTCATCACGCCCTTACGAGGCACGAAGTCTTCTGGCCCAAAGATAGTGGGTGTAGTTTGTAGTGGCACATAAGGTGCATATACATACCCGCTTTCAAGGAAGCTAGAACCTCTACGTCCAACAAGTATGACGGAACGTGGGAAGTAAGGATCGACGATAACGTCGAACTTCTTCGAAAGACTACCAGTTTTGACAGCGCCGATTGAACCCTTGTCGTCATCAGCGGTAACGCTTGCGCGGAATCCAGCAGTGAACTCAAGGATGTTGGCAACTTCAGGTCCGCAGACGACAAAGTTAGCTCCACCCCGTAAAGTCTTACGATGGATTTGCGCTGAAACGTCGTTGATGGTTTCAGCAAGAGTCTCATACCATTCGCTAACCGTACCGGTGAAGTCTGGAGCCGCAGATGAAGCGCCGACTTCCAACCCAGTGGTGCGTTCAACGAACAATCCTGGGGAACGTGACCAGTAGTAAGTACCAGCAGATGCCCCAAGGATTAGATCCTCTAAGATCTCGCGGTCGATTTCGAGAGCGATTTGCTCAGACAAGATGCCTGTAAGTTCAACTTCAGCATCAAGGTTGTGATAGGCGTTTAAGTCCTGTCCCAACTCTGGCGTCCATTTGGCTTTGAGCTTCTTGGTCTGTGCAGTGATAGCCACAGAGTCAACTTTGATGTCGATTTCTGGGATTCTCTCATTGCCTTCAAGTCCCCATTCGGTTGCACCGACAACGGAACCAAGAGCAGCGCTAGTGGTGAGTCTATCGTCGATTGGGAATGAAACTGTCAAATTGCCTGAACCAGTAATAGCGCCCATCATTCCAGTAGCAAACCAATCTTGAAGCGCAACAGAGCCACTTGCATTGGTAAATACCAAATTCATCTTGTAAGATGAATCACCTGGATCTTGAGTAGCTGAACCGCTGGATACACTAGTGAGTCGTCGTACAAGGATAACAGAACTGGTACCAGGAGTGTCGTCTATACTATCAATTTGGATACCAACAAGATTATCAG